TACGCTTGTACGAGCCCATATCTCTATATAATCATTAGTAGCAAGTGATACAGTGGCATAAACAGTAAGGCTATACACATAAGCAAGAGTACTTATATTAACATAGTTAGGCGCTCCAACTTGAACACCATTTTTAAAAATAGCTATATCCATCCTTGTTCCAACCGCCGCGTTACTGTAAATACTGGTATTACCAATAGCGCAAGCGTTAATTGTAGTACTTCCGGTGTATGTTAATCTGTTAGAAGAAGGAGAAGTAAATTGATTTAAAGATGATGTTATGGTAGTACCAGCGATTTTAGCCCAAGTATTTGCGGTTAAAGTAGTTTGTGTTAAATTAGTTGTCATATAGATAACGCCATATGACTGCTTTAAATATGCCGTTCCTTGTAAAATAAAATCTCCGGTTCCGGTTATTCTAGCTAATTCAACAGAAGTGGAACTAGAGGAAGCCGCGGTGAATACATGAGCGTTAGAACTGCCGTTAGCGCCAATGTTATATAAAAGCGTACCAGAGCCTGTGCCAAAACCGTAAAATTGGAAACTGTTATTCGCTACCTCGTTTAATGTGATAAGACGAGTAGTAGCTGTATTCGTAAACTGAAGTGGAGAATTTGTAGTTGTAGTGCCAATTCCTACTCCTCCGCTATTTATTCTCATTATTTCAACTGAAGCTGTACTTGAAGTCGCATAATAAAACGCAAAGCTTTCAGTACTAATATTAACATGAAACTCAAAAGTTCCTGCTCCCTGCCCTAGTCCATTATATTGGTGATTATTTCCGACACCTCCACTACCATCATATATAAGTAACTTCCTGCCGGTAGCATTTGAGAATTGTAATGGTGCGATAGGACTGTTAATTCCGATTCCGACGTTACCCGTTCCAGTTATTCTCATCAACTCAGAAGAAGTAGAACTAGAGGAAGCCGCAGTGAATATATGAGCGTTAGAACTGCCGTTAGCGCCAATGTTATATAAAAGCGTACCAGACCCTGTGCCAAAACCGTAAAATTGGAAATTGTTATTCGCTACCTCGTTTAATGTGATAAGACGAGTAGTGGCTGTATTCGTAAACTGAAGTGGAGAATTTGGGGTGGAAGTATTTATGCCGATATTACCATTACCTTTTATTCTAAACAGTTCGTTTGAGGCTGAGCTTGAAGTAGCGGCGTAGAATACATAGTCTTCCGTAGTTGCGTTGGCTTGAAACCTGAATATACTAGCATTACGACCAATAGCGTTTACCTGATGATCATTGTTAGCGAGCTCATAGAAAACCGCTTGTCTTGAAGCGGTACCGTTTACAAATTGCAGTGGCGCGTTCGGACTCGAGGTGCCAACTCCTAAATTGCCCGTTCCAGTTAACCTCATCAACTCAGTAGAAGTGGAACTAGAGGAAGCCGCGGTGAATATATGAGCGTTAGAGCTACCGTTAGCGCCAATGTTATATAAGAGCGTACCAGTTCCTGTACCAAAACCATAAAATTGGAAATTGTTATTCGCTACCTCGTTTAACGTGATAAGACGAGTAGTGGCTGTATTTGTAAACTGAAGTGGAGAATTTGGGGTGGTAATACCTATGCCGATAGAATCACCTGGAAAGTAATAATCAACTCCTGCTGCGGCAATATTTAAAACTCCTGTTGAAGTAGTATTTTTTAATATGCCACTAGACAGACTTCCTAACACCTGAGCGTTAGGTACTGAAGAATCGCTAGTTTGAATTATAAATTTCGCGGGAGCGGAGGTGGTAATAGTACTTCCTGTACTTCCACTGCCGGTGATCGCTCCTGATAGGGTTATGCTGTTTGGTATGGAACCAATCTGAGTTATTACAAAATTCTTAGTAGCGGCATCTTGAAGATTAACTGGATCCGCGAGGCTGACTATATTATGCCCATTCATATTAAGGTTGGCGCCAATCGTGATAGGATTGACAAGACTAATAGAACCATCCTGATTAAAGGAGATTATATCTGTTCCGGTAGATGACGCGCTGACAAAACTTTGTAACTTTAATTGTCCAAAAGTATCGGTAGAAGTAGTGGTATGAATCCATCTAAAACCTGATAAATCACTATTTCTGAACTCAAAATTTTGCTGAGATGGAATACTGATCGTCGGTACAAAAGTACTATCGAATTGCAGTGAGGATAAATTCGGGCTAAAAATAAATTGTTGCGCTGGCCCCAAAATTGACAGGGACGGTGTAATACCGGCAACGGTAATTGAACTCATGGCCATAATATTTCTACCCTGTCATGCATTAAATCCCAAAGGAAAGTAGCGCTGACCGCGTCAAAATCCTCATCTGGTGATTGTTGTAAATTTTTTATCCTCTGATCGTTCAGGTTTACCGCATTCTCAGCTATAGGTATCTCATCAAGTGTTAAAGCTAAAGTAGTAACAACCGGAGCGCTTAATGGCCCGCTGCCGGTGACATCTCCTTCCAACACTATAGTAGTGCTACCTGGTATACCGCTAATCGCGTTATCTACATAATTTTTGGTAGCCGCGTCTTGAGAATTAGTTGGGTCAGCGACATTGATTAATTTATGTCCGTCAATCGATACATTATCACTTGCGGGAATTTCATTTAACTTCAAATCATCAAGGCGCTCGTTCGCGGTTGTCGCGAGTCCCAAAGCTGTTCCGGCCGTCGCGGCGGCTCCGGTAGCGACAGCTAAAGCCGCGTCGGCCGTAGTTTGAGCCACCTCCGCGGCGGCGGCTACTAAAGCGATTTCGCCTTCTAGCTCAAGTACTGTTTCTTCTAATTCTGTTTCAGTTACATAATTCTCAAGTATGTCATCAAGCTCATCTTCCGTAACATAATTCTCAAGTTCCGCTTCAAGAGTATGTTGGGTAACATAATCTGTATACGCTTCCGCAAGGCTAACTGACCCATCTGATACAACTTTTAATATATATTTTTCGCCTTCAAGTCCTATATAAGGGCTACTATCAAATACATCTTTTAAGGATTGAGCGTTAGGCAATAAAACATCCGCTGTTTTTAAGATATATTTGGCTCTGGCAGGAGCGAAACCCCCGCTAGGGGCAGGGGCAGTGCTAACGACTCCTCCGGTGTTTATCATATAACCGTCATCCAGGAAGCTTAACACCTGAGCGTTTGGTAATTGTTCGTTAGGTGTACCTACTACAACGTCAGCGTTAGAAAGAATGTTATATCCACGTCTTAAATTTATTAAATCAAGCCTTAAATCTATTAAAGCGGGAGAAGGAATGGCTACTCCGTTTCTATCCCCGACTAATACGTAGTCAAAAATGGATAACACTCTACCGGTAACAGGAGAAATAAAAGTATGGAGGATATCAAACTTCATGCGGTTAAATGCCCTATAAAGTTACTAATATTCTCAATATCTTCATTAAAATATTGAACTGCTGTGGTGTACATATAGCTTATGAACTCAGGGTCAGAATTATCCAGTTCCGTATCTTGCGTCTGATCCAGATCTAATTGAAATCGGTAATAATATAAGTTATCTAGTGTATATTTAGATTCCAGAGATAACGCTTTGGCAACTGATTCCTGCCCTCCGGTAATGCCAATGTCAAATAAGCTCATTAATAATTCAACCGTCTCCGTTGGCGTACGGGCTCTTAATAGACTACTTAAAACTTTTTTTCTCGCTAAAGCTACGTCAAATCCCATTTCTCCAAGGCCAGTACCAAGTGATAAGACACAATATCTATTAGCAGTGGGCTTTAACATTTTGCCGAGATTTAACGCTAGCTGAGAGGGGTTATTCTGATATACTCCTCCGTCTATATATTTGTGGCTGCTAATATCTATTGGGGGGAAATATATAGGTGCCGCGCTTGTAGCAAGCGCAACGTTTGATATTAATTCATTTTGGCCGGTAAATTCAGCGTAATTAAGATTAGAGTATAAGGCAAAACTGCTTGTATCATACCTATAGGTAGGGATAATTGTGTTAGTTTTTAAATTTTGCAGAGTATTAGTCCCAAACACATTTATGACCTCCTGCTTTAACCTTGCATCGCCATAATTACTATTTATTGGATCAACAGCTGCGTAAATGTCGTCTCCAATAAGAACCATTCCTGCTTTTTCAGTAGCGGAAGGGCGATTAGAAGGAAGAGAGGCGTTAATAGAACCGTCTATCACATCTCCAGCCGTTCTAACCGTAAAAATCCACGGCCCTACTTCAGTAAAAAATGGCTCAAGCTCATCGGGGGTTATGCCCGAGGCATAGGCAAGAGCCGCTATTCCGCCTATCGAGGTACCGGCTATTACATCAAAGTTTTTCCACAAATCAGATTGGCTGATGCCCCATTGCTGAATAAACTTCTGCAAAAACACAAGAGACATATAACCTCGCATACCGCCACCATCCATCGAAAGTATTCTGATGGTATTTGAATCGCTCATTAGTTCCCCCAATTATAGTTATCAAGTTTTGCCTTAAGCACGTTTGGAGGAGCGATTGGGTTAGATTCAGGCGGTATGTAACCTTCAGGTAACCTTGGGTCTTTTACCGGTATAGGATCCTTCTTTATTTTTGGAGGACGCGCCTGCGGGTTTGGTATATCCACATATGGCTTTCCTACTAAAAGGCCAGTCCAAACAAGGTTATTTCCCGCCCATTCTTTTTGTTTAACTAGATCCTTATGCAAGAAGATAAAACCGCTCCGGTCACAAACCGCTTGTGGTTCAAGATTATTGAGGTCTATTTTTACGTGCTTTGGTTTAAATTTTTTAACAAATCTCATTAGTAATACTCCCTTCCCGAATAATCGGGATATATATTTAGCGGCACACTTTCCGAGTTATCGTCGGAAGCGTACTTTAATGATTCCTCATATTGCGCCTTGAACCTGTCAGCCAGTTCAGGCTTGAATTTTATAGCTAGACGCCACGAAAGGCCCCAGATTAACGGTGGATAAAATTGAGAAGGAATATCAACGGTATTAGTGTAAAGACTACCTACATCTTGCATCATTCTTTGGTATGAATACTGAATACAGTTATAATCGCCAGAAGGTGTTTGCCAGATATTTAAGGTGGGTTCGCCCAGTTGACGATCAAGGTAGTATATACTCGGACGCCCTTGTTGCTGTTTATAAGGCAAAGTTATATACTCATCCCTGCTAATGTTACTTAGGGGCATATCGTAAACATTATTATTAAAATAAAGTTCCTGAATGTTTAGGGTCTTGCCTCCTGTTTCTACTATCCTATAAGCTCTGGCATCTAACGGTGCTGGAACATCAAACCAGCTAGTAATACCAGTGGTGTATGTTTGAGCTGGAATATTAAATAAAGGTACCCATGTGTTATTATCCTGGGAAAAATCAAATCTTAAGGTATAAGTTTCATTAGCGTTAGATTGAATACCAATAAAATTTATTTGCTGAGTAACACCTGCCCCGTAATCATAAGAAATATTTCCATCCGCGGCGGTTTGTATACAGCTGGTCGCGGGGTTGCCGTCAAAAGCATTAGCGGCATTTCCGCTACTAGCCGCGGGAGTGCCGTTTAACTGGCGTGTGGAGGTTCTAAGGTTTGCCTGTATAATATCATTAACAGAATTAGGAAGAATATATTGCCCTTGATTGGTAACAAGACTAAGGTAGGCGGTTTCACGAGTCCACATATTAACCCTTCTGTTTGTCCACTCAAGCTGCATAAGATTTAGGGCCCTGGTCGCGGCTTGCAATTTTTGTACCTCAATATATTCGCCAAGAATCCCTATATTCTCAAATGCTTCCCTAATGATTTCCTCAATCTCGATTGATTGGAATAAATATGTAGTGGAAGTTGGCGCCATTTATTTTCATTTTTCTAAAGTTGAATGAAGTTTATGGTCATGCTTGAGCCACTTGTAGCGGCATTTCCGTCTATATAAATTAAGATAGAGTGATAAATTAAAGGCGTTTCTAATTCCCATTGATCTTCTTCCCCTGCTTCTTTTAATTCAAAAAGAGCTAGATTAGTGTTTATATTAGATAAGAAAGTTCTTCCATTATTTGAGATATTTTCATACGTAACGTAAGCGCTGCTAGCTTTGACGTTATTTCCACTTCCCGCATACATGCTTAAAGAATAATTAAGGATATCCTTATTAAGATTAAGCTTGATAAGTGAGATAAAACCTTTAAGTCCGCTTCCTATAGCTACATTCGCGGCCGCGGCACTTGAACTTATTGAGGTTATTACATCGTAATCAGGGTTGTAATAAACAGTTGTATTGTTAGGGCCCGCTACCGTTTGACTAACCGCTACCCCGTTTTGAGTACCGTTAATAGTAAAATTTACTCCCGTAAGGTTTTGATTAGAGGTAATGGAAATTGATCTTGAATAACCATTGTCAATAAAGGAGACCTCACCGGTAATTTGATTAGACAAATTACCGTTAAGTATCAAATTTCCCGCCCCTGTTAATGCCTGGATTTTACATACATCTTCAATATTACATGCGGGAAATGTATAACTGAAAATTCTAGACATATATAATATTCATTTTTTTCGCCATATAGCTTTTGCTTTAAAAGCTATATTAGACTTATTTAACTATTAAACCCCTGGGGAACCGAAAATCGCTCGCCAGTTCGGAACACCAAAACAATAACGTTCAAAAGCTTTAAACTTGATGCTACCGGTGTTAAATTCCGTTTCATTGTCAAATTTAAGTTTGTGCCTTTGATAATGGAGGAAAGAACCCTCGCTTGCTGGGAGATCGGTTTTTATAAACCAAGCGGTTTTAGATTCTATATAGTTATTAACGACGTAACCTCCTGACAAAAATCCCATATTATAGATGGCGTTTATATCGCGGTTAGCTGTATCTACTCTGTTTACGTTTTTTAAAATACGTACAGCGTCAAATTGTAACGCTCGTGGGATAACTAATAACTTAGGCTTAAGGTTCATTAAAGTTCCGGAGGCACTCAAATATTCCTGTATCTTTATAATAGCCTCCTCAAGAGACGCCTCGCTTAAGTCAACTGTTGCTGTTCCCTGGCCAAAACAGTTTGAAACGGGGCCGCCATCTGTTGGGTGAGCTGTAGAACATAAAGGTTGTCCATCTCCAAGCGGAAAAGCAGGATTAAAAGCATTATTAAAAGGGTTGGCGGCCAAGTACTGCTTGGTGATTTGTAAAGACTGACGCAAACTAAACATTTGCATCGGGAAATCTTTCTTATATAAATTATCTTCCCATGAGATATCGGTAAAAGAGGTTTGAACAGCGCTCTTGATATGTCTCATAACATATGTATAACGCTGAGACATTGAATCACTGGGAATCGCCTGACCTTCAGAGACTATATCGGCAGCGCCGAGATATCTCACTTCAACGTGTGTTTCAAAATTCTTGTCAGAAGGCAAAGTAGTATAAATCGGTTTCCAGTCTTCGTCTTTGGTATCATACCCCCCAAAAACCAGCCTTACGCCATAATCTAAGAGCCTATTAATTTGTCCTGATGTTGTAGCCATTTTTTATTTCTCCATTATTTAGTTTACGCTGGGGTAGTGCCAAGTTGGCCTACACGAAAGACGTGGTTATTAATAACAACCCTTAAATTCAAGAATTGTTTAGCCGTAGTTCCATCGGCTTCATAAATTGTTTGCTGGTCACCAGACAAAGAATAACCTATAGCTTTTAAAGGAAGGGTGGCGAGGAGTCGGTTGGTAGCCGTAGAGCCTACCATATTCAAATAAATCGCGGATTGACCTGTATTTACATTTCCAGAAGCGGGATTTTGTTGTACCAGATTCCCGCCCCCCGCACCGAGTCCAAACGCGAAATTTTGCCCAAAGTAACCTGCTGTCGCCGCTGTATTTGTCGTTCCTCCAAATCTTGCGTCATTAGCTACGTTCGTAGCGGTTGAGACTTGGATTTCCCATATTATATTCGGATCATCAATTATGTAGGCGTCAATGGAACTGCCTGGAAGCACCTGCGTATTTGCAGGCCAATAATTGGATGAAACAAATTTACCTGTGCTATCAGTATACTCACACCCCCAAAACACACCGAGTACAGGAGTAATTTCATTAGCTACTGTGGCGTTATCTATAGGATAACGCATAATAGTAGGTACACCGGCAGTGGTAGTAGCCGCCGCTGCGTTCCAAGCTACAGGGTCACCTGTAAATATACTTGTCGCGTAAGTGGTTG